ATTTTCACCATCGTTGTCAACCGATACCCCATCGGAGTCAACTGTCGCAAATGCGTTTGGCACCCGATCCGTCGAGAATACTGGCTTCATTGATCTATCACAATAGTAGTGCTATTCAGATTGGATTTCTGCAATCCGCTGTGCGATCCGATCCACATCCCGATCCGACAACGAATCGGATTGTGAAACAGGATTCTCGGAGGCCGTCTGTGTACCTGACTCCATCCCACCACCGTTCTGTCCTGCCATTGGCGCACCGCCTTTGATCTCACCTTCAGTCTTTTCCTCAGCCGTCTCAGCCCCTTGCTGGTGGACGTTGAGCGACTGAAGGAACTGCACTTCTTCATCCGAGAAGTCGTCATTCCAGTCAATATCGACTTCGGCCCACTCTTGCTGAAGCACCTGCCGTGCTTCCATCGGCGTCATTATGAACGTGTCAACGCCTTGTGAGACGGTCTGCATCAGCCGAGTGGCCCGCTCAACCTTGTCCATGTCTGACAGCTTGAACAACGGACCCCACTCGATGTCAAACTCGGCTGTGTACTGCTGTCCAGTTCTGTTGTCCGTAAGGCGGAACAGCATTTCAGTAAACTGCTTGATGAGCGAATCAAATCTCTCGTTGCGAAGCCGCTCAACCTGATTGAAGTAGTTTTTGATGTCCGTTTCCGACCCGCTCACCGTACCAGACTGCGTGCCGAATAGCACGCTCTTTGTCATCTCGACCGATGCACAAATCTGGTCAAAGAGTACATCGAAGTATTCTCGCGGTTGGAGTTGCCCATCGGTCTGGTAATCACTGATCTCATACCCACTTGGTGTGACAATCTCACTTTTTGCATTGAGGTTGTCCATCTCTTCAATAGCGTTGTTGTAATCTTCCTCATCAGCATCCTCGGGCAACTCGACGTGATATAACTTGGCTGCATATCGGAAGATGGTCTGCATCATCGACCAGTTGCCTTTCTTCAGCCCGTTGAGAATGTCATAGACGCTGATAAGTACGGAGTCACCCTCGTACTTGCCGAGCGTGGCGTCATACAGATCGCCATCGACCGTTCGATTGACAGCAACGTGTAGAAATCGATTGCGATGGAAGAACTTCACATCATCAGCGGGTTCGGTGTTGTCAATCCAGTTAGGTTCTCCGATCAAATATCCAAGCGGTTCTTTGTAGGTTGCTGAGGTTTCATCCGTATCCATCACGATGCCAGTCGGACGGATCTCGTAGTCGTCGTAATCCAGTTCCCTGATCGGGTCCGCATCGGCGTTGGCAGGAACAACACCGTGTTCACCATCAAAATGGGCAAGGTCATCAATGGTGTGGATTTCAAGTTTCTTGATGTCCCGAACAGTTGCACCGTCGTCCATCGGATCGTATTGGACACCTTGCGTATTGTCGTCCATCACCATATAGAGCAGGCTGAACCCATCACGGCGAGCCTTCTGGTACGCCTCAATGAACGTGGTCACAAAGTCAAGGTTGTCGAGACGGCTCCGCACGTCACGAGACGCATTTTTGATCTCGAAGCCGTGCTTGAACGCATCTGCAACGGGTTTATCGACAATGGTGCCGCCGATAGACGTGCGATAGAGCCAGCGGATTCGGTCTACAGTCGGACGCTTGGTGAGTTTCCGTGGGTCAACCTCGTCGGACGTATCAGCGAGGTTTGATGGAACCTGCCCATCGGAACGGCGAGTGTACACCTCGTTTACTCTTTTGTGACTGAAGGACGTGCTGCTGTCCGTGTCGGCAGCAACGTCGATGTCAAAATCTTGTTCGGGCATCGTGTTCTATTGAAATAGTAGTGGCAATCCACCGTGAGATTTATGTGGGACAATGACGTAACGCAAGTATGTCCGAGAAAGAAAAATGTCCTGACTGTGGTAAAAAATATGAAAGAGTTGGGCATCACTGGACTATGAGCAGTAGTTGTTCATATCCGAACTACACAGAAAAACAAAAACAGATAATAACTGGGCTTTTAATGGGAGATGCTTCTGTAACTGTGTCAGAAAATAGAAAACCAATGCTTTCTATTGATACAATAACACCGAAATACCTTAACTATATATCAAAACAGTTCGGAATATTGAGTGGAAAAATAACAAAAACACTAACAGCAAAAGAAAACGCCCAACGGTTGAGAAATAGCGGATTCAGTAAAAACGCAAAAGAAGAAAACTATTCAGATGTTTACTCATTAAGACTGAAAAGACATCCAGAACTAAAAGAATTTAGAAATTGGTACTCAACAGGAAAAAAGACTTGGCCTGAAGATATAGAACTAACACCGACAGTATTAAAACACTGGTATTGCTGTGATGGCTGTTGGAAAAATAAAGGGAACGCAAATAATATACAAATATCAATATCTGACCAATTTGAGTACAGAGAGAAAATAAATAATTACTTTATTTCTTCTAACTTACCGCAACCGTCAAGTTATACTTCTTGGGAAAGAAAAGACGGTTCAATAAAAGGAGATATAACTTGGACGACAAAACAATCAGAAGAGTTGTGGGAGTATATGGGAAAGCCATTGCCTGAATTTGAGTATAAGTGGCCTAAACGCTACCACTAAATTCCTGATCTATTTTGAGTATGTATATTTTTTAGTGTTCTGGTGCTTCCAAAACGATGTGCTGCAATCCACATATATACCATTGTATGGAAAGCATCATCTTTTCTATCTGACTGAACCTTTAATTTCTTTTTTCCATCAGAAGTCTCAACTCTATCTGTGTACGGTGCAGTCAACTGATCTTTTAACTTTGTACCATTCCCATCACGATCAAAGCGTAGGTTTTTTGATGGTATTCTAACAGAGCCGTTTTTAAAGTATGATACAAAGTTTTCTATCATGTGTGTTCTTGCTACAGTACAAAACGGTGAGTCCTTAAATGATGAGTTGGAAAATTTTGGACTATCCTTATCTTTGATATTTCCGTAAATTATACCGCAAACATTATCCCATCCATCTTCTTTCCAAATATTATTTCCCTCTTGCAAATCCTCTCGCTGTTTGCTTCCATACCCCTCATCAACTGCAACACGATCTGCCTCGTAATCTCTAATGTTTTGCTCAACCCTATCAAGTTCTTCTTGTTTGTTGAGATCAGAATTAAGAAACTCCATATTAATAACATCAGTAACTACTTGATCACCTTTTTCATAAGTTTCACCAACAACAATTACTGTATCTGAAGCCTGTGGGCCACTACCACCACCCCAGTCAACAGAAATTGTTACAGCTGAGTCCTCATATTGGCGACGTTGCTTGAAGCCTTTATCGGGCTGGAACGCCTCGGTGACGTGGCTGTCGTTCAACAGGTCGTTTTCGGGCGAATAGAACTCCGCTAAGACCTCGTTCTTGAACTTTTTCTTGGTATACTTCTGCTTCTTAAATTCAATCTTCGTGTCGTCGTGGACGGGAGAGGCGTACTGGTCAATGTGCCATCCACTAATAGAGTAGCCCTCAATGGCGTCAGCTTTGCTCAGATTCGATTTGATTTCATCACAAAGGTAATCAATCGTCTCGTTAGTGAAATCGCTTAGAGACGAATCTGAGGCGTTCTGAGCGGATTCGTATTGTGAGCGGGCTTCCTCGTGCAGATAACTGATCAGTTCTGCGGCTTCGTCACGGTACTCTTGCCGCTGTTCAGCCATTTCTGTCGGAATAAATTCCTCTGGTTCGGATTGAGACACCCACGAGCCGCCATCCTTGTCGTCGTGTGGCGTCCAATCCTTCTGGTCCGACATCTTCCACAATTCATGGAAAAAGGAATTAGCCATCTTCGGTGTGCCGATCACAAAAATGGTCGGGAAGTAATCGACATCAGGGACCGACTGGTCGATGGCTTCAAGGAACGTACTGAACATTCCCTCGTCAACGTCCTGAAACTCATCAATGACGCCGATGTGTCCGTGCAGACCACGCAAGGCATCACCATCGCCCCACGCTGAACGGGCCTTTACATCAGCCTCAGCGTGGTTTACGTCACCGTTGTCTTCCTCTATCTTTCGTTCAAATTTCTGATGGGAAACATTATTCTTTGTGCGGAGGTTTGCCAGCCCACTTTGTTTGATATGGGACTTAAAGCGATCCATCACTTCGCTGAACTGCTCTTGGCGTGGTGCAGTCACATCGGCTTCAACAAACGGATAGTTGGCAACAGCCCACTCGACACCAGCCGTCGCCACCGTCGTCTTTAGGCCACCACGACAGAACAGTAAGACGTTAATGTCGGCCCACCTATCGGGGTTGAGCGGTCCATCGTCGTCAGCAAGGTAGTAGAGAAACTCTCCTTCCTCATCGTCAGCCGACTCTTTCGGCCCCGTATCGTCGTAGAAGTCATACCCCCGACTGGGATCGTTCGGATGCCGCCAAAAGTTCCTGAGATATAGCCGAATGTCGTGCGGCAGCTTACGGCGTAACTCGGTTGGCATATCCTCCGCAAACATTTTAGTACCCCATCACATACGCATCTTCACTACACCCACTCATCTGACAGCGGTAGATGTCACCCTCCTCCGCACCAACGATCTGAAACGTGTGTCCACGGTCACACACAACCGTGGTTGATTCTTCAGTATCGAAGTGCATTATTTACCACCACTGATCTCCGAATGGAACTCAGCAGCCACGTCACCACTCTCACCTTCCTCACCAGACACATCAAACTCCTCATCGGGTTCCACGGAGAGGGTGTAGTCGTTCTTCTGGAACGTAAGCACCGACGAATCATCATCGTCGTTCAGATCCACGCCGCCGTTTTTCATATGATTTTTAATATCCTTTGTCAAACGGCTTAGGGGAAGATGGAGATGATGCTCCCGCTTTTCGGTGATCGTGTCAGTAATGTGACCCTCCATATCCGCAGACGCCGAGACGGATTCCTGTGAGACACCTTCATCAAAAATCACTTCTTGCATGTTCTGCATCTTCACCTCATCGAGTGCGGCCTGCCACAGTTCAGATGCGTTAAACGTTGCAGTATCGTTAGTTGGGATCGGGAGCGTGATCTCTACCGAATCTTCCTCGATGAATTGGGAGTCCGATGTATCGAGTTGCTTAATCTCATGGGTCGTCTCGAAGTCAATATCGGACATCTCCATCAGCCCGCCGAACATCTCCACCGCGAAGATAAACTTCAGCGGGGAGAGCTTCTTAACAAAGATAAGGTATTTCTGTGCAAAGCCACCGTGCGTGATCATGTCAGTCCATTGGTCCATCATAGATTGCATTCCTCTGTGTTTCTTACAAGTCCGCTCGTCAGTTAGTTGCCACGACATACAGTACCGCGTTTCACCATACCGCTTGGTCGAGAACTTCAGTGGTACTGCACATTTGTTCTCAATTGGGGCTGGCGAGCCGCGAGGTGGGTCAATCGGAAACTCCCCGTGCGGACCACGACCCCACAACGTTCCATCCGAGATATAGCACTCAATGTCGTCGTCCAACCAGTCTGGTCGATTGATTGATCCATCTTTATTGCGATACTTGCTTACATCAATATTCTTTTCGGAATCAATTGCCATATTGTATGAATGAAAAACGGCGTCGGAGTCAGCCCCATCAACGTAGCCCACACGTTGATGCAAGCGCACCCGAGTGCGGAGTCTGTCGAGTCCGCACGAAGCGTTGAATGTCCCCATTCAACACCCGAGGAGGTGATGACGGAACGGCCATCACCACCTCACTCAGAGAGTAGTGGTGGTTTCCGCCTTGTCCTGATCCTCGTAGTATTTATCAACATTCCCACACGCCACATCAGCCCGCCTCGCTGTCGTATCAAACGCATCAATCACGTCTTCAAACCGATCCGTGTCACGGAAGTCATCGGACTCAAACCGATCAGTCTCCTCGTCCATCACGTACAGCACAATCCCGACGATAACTTCCTCAGTTCGATACGGACCAAACTTGTTGATTGACGGCAGAGAATTGAGAATGTGTTGGACCCGATCCGACTGATATGGCGTCATTCCCGCAAGGTCAGTGGCAACGTGGACCATCCGCCGACGCCACTCTTTGTCATTCTGGACCTTTCGAGAGTCCATATCGTCGTGCGGCTGCACCCACTGGCCTTCCTGTAGCGATAGTGCCCGCTTGAGTCGCCATTCTTGCCGATTGCTTTGGGTGTGCTTTTCAATGTCCTGCTCGGTGAACATCGTGTCCATTGGCGACCGCTGATCACGAGTTTTGTAGAAGTTGTTGTTCTCAAACTTCTCTCTCGTAACGTGATGCTCCTGTAGATCGTCCATATTATTGCACGTTATGCTATTGGCTCAAGCTACTTAAAACTTTATACTGTTGTTGACAATCACAACTTTGCTATCGGTGGGGCACCAGTTTTGTACAATTTCGGGCCTCATCCTTCCGCCATTTTTGAGGGACGGGCACTATCCATCCGTTTGTGCGTGCGGTATTTAAAGACAATCGGAAACCACACGTAGTACACATCACCCACCCACCATACAAACAGAATCAAGAATGGGGTGGATGCGAGTGAGGCGACATCGTTAAGTACCTGTAGACCATACAAGCATATGTCACCTAACCCCCGTGGGGGGACTTATAATACTATATTATAATCAGCATACTGAAACTCACAAGTATGATTACAACGTTCAGCATAATATGTACTACTATATTACTTAGGTGGGCTGTAATGGGAGTTTGCTGTATTGTGGAAGTATCACTTTTGTGATACGACAGATTGAGGCCGCCCTCGGTGGGGGTAGGTGCATTATGCGTTGCAGTAATAGGCACAACCTGTGCCGTCTGACGGCATATGGACAGTTTCACGGAACAGTCTTTAAGTGATTTATGAGTCAATCGATTCGGATCGGCAACACGTATCAGCATACTGACCACGGCACGGTTGTGGTAACAAATCACGACCATGAGAATCAGATCCATTTTCGGATAGTCGAATCAATGGACAACGGCGGGGTGATGTCGGTGCTGCACCGAGAGCGGTCCCAATCCTATGATCAGTTCCTTGGGGCGGTGCGGATGCGTGATTATCCCACTGATGAGAACTGGCAACGGCTTCGGCGGTATGTATATCATCGAGATGGGGCAACGTGTCAAGGATGTGGGACAGATGTTGATGAATCTGCACCGATCCACCACATCTGTCCGTTGGGGGCTGGTGGCACGAACAAGCCCTCGAATCTGATTTTGCTGTGTGAAGAATGTCATGGGGCTGTCCATCGAGGTCCGTTGTAACACAGAATCACAAATCTTTTATGGTCTTTTGAAGTTTTGAGTTACAGCTTTCCCATATTTGCCCAAGTTGTGATAAACAATTGGAGCGATTTTCGTACAAGCGGTCAGCATCTTGACATGACTACATGCACCTGACGATCTGTGCGTGTGGAGACGCCCAACGATGATAGCTACTGTAAGCCGTCTGAGTGCCGTCACAATCGATTTGATTCTGTGACGAGGGGTATGGGTCGTCTCGGGGCACAAACCGCTTAGATCAGCACTCATGGATTTTAATTACTGACACCCGTTGTTAGACCCCTAAATTAGAATTTGGCCCGAAAATGCTTATGATTTCTGTGAAAATTTATTTGAAAATAAAATAAAGTTGTTATGGGGTCGCTATATATACAGACCAAAAATTGCTGTCTGTTGTATGAAAACCATGGCACGGAGCGCAGGTTAATGGACCGTAGTATGGAGCCGCACGCGACCCCCCTTCAATCTAATTTTCGTGGGGGAGTGCTACGGAGGTGTGCCTACAGATCGGGCATAGTTCCGTCGTAGAGTCCTTCGGTCACTTCCTCACGGGCTTGCTGCATACAGTCGTTGGGGATTGTGTACTTCGGGTCTTCAAACACGCGGTTAGCTTCCTCAAATGCTTCCCATTTGTCGACGTGATTCGGCCATATGTTATACACGTGGATGAGTTCGACCAGTGGGACATCCTCCGCGAGCGCACTTTCCGAAACGCGCTTGAATCCCTCCGTCCAAATCCTGAATGCGCGGTC